AAGTCCAGCATTGCCCATCCTCTGTCAGCACCAACAAACATAAAATTCTTTGAGCCTGGTAATTTATCAGTGGGTGTTCCTTCTGTCTTTTGGTACTTAGATCCTACTCTTAGATAACCTGGTTGGCTAACATTTGTACTTACATTGTTTAATGCATTAGCTTCTATTACATTTGGAACACCTCCAGTAAAACATGGTGTATAATCTACTTTTAATATATAATCATATCCACCACACATGATAACATTTGGTTCTGAGTTAGGGTTTACAATAAATAAACCAGGATCTCTATTATATCCATTAACCGTCTTAACTGAATTTGTTCCTGCTACAGTATCTTCTAAATCACACCATAGTGATTTTGGATCATTTGTTGAAGCATCTAGTATAACAGTAAATCCACCATTTCCTTCATAGTTCCAATAATACATTCTATCATTAACTTCATCATAAGATAAAGAAGCTCTATAACCATTTCTATCATCAGTTGCAGAACCTGCATATTTAACTACTGAAGACTCTAACATTTGCTGTTCTCCTGTACGTAAATTTCTTCTAGGGTATTTTTTATAATGTCTAGCATCATGTTCTGAAGCATATATCCAATCACCTGCAGCACACAAACCACCAGCATACCAATAACCAGTTCTTCTAACATATCCACTAGCCCTTGAGTTAGTGCCTGATGGATCTATAAAGTCTGTTGGATTTGGGTGTGTTGGTCTATCTTCTCTAATTACAAGACCACCATTAGTTGTACCATCTTTAGCACCTTGATAATCAAATATAGAATAACCGTATACATTATAACTCATTACAACAGCTTTCCCTACACCTTTAGCCATGGCTGCAGATTGCATGTGATTATATGTAGAACCTGTATCTCTCCATAAAGCATTGTTGTCATGATATAGTTTTGTCATAGACCCATCATTATTAAGTCTTCTGAAAGCAACACCATCACCCCAGCCACATGTCATTAATATATCTCCATCTATATCATATGAATTATGACCTCCAATACATCTTTCTCCACCATCATATTCACCTGAGCCGCTATTAACAATGGCATTACTCATACCTCCTTTTTGAACAGGACCTAACGTATGAATACCCTCATAGTCTGACATAAAGCAACCTGTGACAGTTAAAGCTGTATTTCTATCTAATAATGCACTTGAAAATCTAGCCATTCTTTAATTTTTTTATTTTTTCTTCACAATGTATTATGCTTTTCTCTAATAAAACCTTTAGAGTTAAATCACTGTTTTCTATAGAAGTCTCATTTTCTAAATCAGTTTTATATTGCTCTAATTGCAATTCCCAATATTCTAAAGTCTCTTCCATATTAATTGTATATTACGTCAACCCAAAATTGAGTAAAGTTATCATCTTTTGATACAGCATGCATAAATGAAGTGTTTAATCCATCATATAATAATGTAGAATTACTTTTACTTAAAGAAGCTTGGTCAGCATGACTTTGCCCATATAACTTATAAGTGTTTACAAACCTTGAGTTAATTGAAGGTTGATCCCATTGAATAAAGTGAGCAGTATTTAAGGATACACTATAAATATTTGCCACATCATTAGTTGGTGTAGTATAATCAATTGATGCTGTCAAAGGATCAGAATAAATACCATTCTTTACAGCATATACTCTATAATGTATTTTACCTGATTGCGTAAATGAGTCATCTATAACACTCATAATCTTATCAAAATCTTGCGGAGAAAAAACTGATATTAAACCAAAACTACTATCATTAACTGCACTAAATACTAAATATTCATGGTTACCTTCACCGCCTTGTTCAAAAGTTACATTTATAGTATCATTTACAACACTTAATAATAAGTTAACTGGTTTAGCAGGTTTAGATATTCCTAAATTTGAAGCAGTTAAAGTTCTAGTTGTATGGGATGTAATAACACCATCTGTCATATATATATCATCTATGACCGTAGCACCTGATGTAGTTATATCTGAATCAGTACCAATTATTGTATTGAACGCTAGACTTGGTTTATTAAGTATTAAAGCATCACCGCTTGTTGCATTCCAATCTGCTTGAACATTCTTTTCAGCATCAACAGGAGCATAGGAAGTAGGAATGTTATCTGCTGTTACATTCCCTGAAACAATAAGATTTGCATTTCCATTAGTAGCAGGTTTTAAAACCATTGCATCATAAAGAGTACTTCCTGAAGGTGTAAATCTCCATCTCCACCAATCATTATTATTGTCATCAGTTAAATTAAAATCAAAGTAAGTATGCGTACCATCTATGGTTGTTGTTATAGATGCAGCATCTGATGATTGTGCAGCAAATGTCAAGTTTGTAACTCCTGTTAATGAAGTATGATTGTGACTACTTGGTGCAAACGTACTGGGTTTGTTTTTTATAAACGCATCACCTGAAGTAGCACTCCAGTCTGATTGTACGTTTTTCTCAGCATCTGTAGGTGCATGAGTTGATTGAGAATGTGTATATGCAGAATTCCATTCTGTTGAATTATTAATAAGATTTGCAGAATCATGAACTAATATATTAGTAGCATTTGATCTTGTAATACCTTCTAAGTCAGTAGTTTTTTCTATCTTCCACCCTGAATCCAAATTCATAGAAGAACTGTAAAAAGATGGGTGAGCAATAACATCTACAGTTACATGACCATATGACCAGCTAGAATCTATTTCACCAACTATTAAATAATCTTGATTAGCTTCTGTACTATAGCCAAAATCAATATTCTTTTTACTATGACCCCATTTTTTTATTGATTTATTATACCATCCTGATGTCCAATCATGACCAGAAACAGTATAAGTTGTATGAGCATCACTTGTATATTCATATATAGTTATGCGTAAAACAAGCATTGACCAATTACTTGTATGTGTACCAGGAATTGTTATTTTAACAGCACCTTTCCAATTACCTGATTGAGCATAGTGTAAAATACTATCAGCAGATCTGTTTGCAATAATAACTGGGTTATCAATATCACCTCCATTAAATATAGTATCTGTTTTAGTATATCCTGCGTCAGCATGATTTCCCCAACCATGTGCAGTAACACCTTTATTAACTTCAGAAACAGAAAAATTGTCTGTTGTGTGAACTTGTGCCCAGTCTTCTTGCCAAGTACCACTTCTTTTATTTCTTATGTGAAGTTCTCTTTGGTGAAAGTCTTCAAACATTTGAACTGCCCAACTTGATGAATCCCAATACTTAGTAGTTAGTAAACCATCTGATGCCCCAACTGGATTATCTGTAGCACCACTTACATCCCATATGTGAATACCTGATTCGTTTATAGTGTCACCGTTTGCATTTAATCTAGGATTTAATTTTAAGTATCTTCCATCATGATCATGAGTAGAAGGATTAAATGTAGTTGGCTTGTCTTCTACTTCACTCCAAGTAGGTTTATGACCTGTTGAAAACAATGCATTACCATTATGTCTAAGTAAACTATTAGCATGTGTTGTAAAGGCTATACCATCTCCTACGTCATTTTGAGAACTAAACTCTAATACGGAACCTGCATGACCTCCAGTATTTTCAGTGTGTCTTATAAAAGCTCTATCTGAAAGATCTGTTGTACCTTCTTTATCAAAGCCGGTAAAATCAATCATCCTATTTTGATTGTCCGTTGTAGGATCACCTGTTAAAAGTATATCACCTTTTATATTAAGGTCACCGGTCATTGTATCACCTGTAACATTTACATAATCTGCATCATGATTGTGAGTTCCAGCAGCATAACCTTGACTACCTACCCACGTTTGTGTTGCTAAATTATCACCTGCGGATTTTGGTAATGCCTGAAAGTTTACACTTCCACTATAATCCCAAGTCCAAGGGTCTAATGTTTGACCACCGGAATAATTACTTAATAAAAATAAACTCTTAAAGGGAAAATAATCATGAGATAAATCAGTCCAATCAATATCAATTTCAACACGCATCTTGTTTTTACCATCATGTAAAGAACTAGTTGTGTGCACATTCATACCACGTTGGAAATTGGAATAAGTCCATCTAGTCTTTTCATTCCAATTAGTTCCATCAAACGTTTCTATTTTAACATCACATGTATGATCTTTTGTGTCTGACCAAGTACTTTGTAAAACAAACAAAGCTGTTGTTGGCCATCCACTACTTCTATTTATAACAAATCTAAAACGCTTGTTTGCGTGTTGTAAACTAAAACCAGTTTCTTCTCTACCATCAAATAAAACATCTAAACTTTGACTCCAAGCTTCCCAAGCGGTTCCATTCCAAAATTCAACATCTGAATAGCTTCTAAATCTAAAAGTATCAAAAACACTATTTTCAGTAAATAAACGTAAATAGTTTGCTTGATTATAAGAATCATAAAACTGTTCTCCATCAGAAAATGAATGATACTTATGACCTAAATATTCATAACGTCCATCTAAGTCTACTGTTTGATTTGTACTACCTGTTACAGTAAGAGTTAGTTTACCATTACCAGTATTAAAACTAGCACCTGACAAATAATAATTTGTGTCTGTATTTGTGTCTGTGTCTGTAGAATTTATTGTTACTTTACCTCCAGCACCGTAACTAATAGAAACATTTGTTCCTGCTATAAGGTCTAGTGTTCCTCCAGACTGCACAGAAGTACGTTGTACACTGTTAGTCTTTAAGTTCCATGATGTATATTCATCAAATGCAAGACCATCTATGTAAGACCAAATTCCCCCACTTTTAACTAAAGCATTACTATTTTGTGTAGGTTCATTATTAACAATAGGTCCTATATTAACTTGACCTGTATCAGTATCAATAGATGTGCTTATAGATACTCCATCACCAGCTACACTTTGTACAGGAGCTATATCTAATATACTATCATTGATATAAGTCCATATAGTACCACTAGTAACTAATGCTGTACCCGTTTCGGTAATTGTGTTATTAAAAATAGGAGTTACAACAACCTCACGTGTATCAAGATCTGTGGATGTACTAATTGTTGTACCGTCACCCCTAACTGCTTGAACATATCTACCATCAAGGTCAATTGTAACATCTGCAGAACCAGTTACTGTTGCCGTTAAAACACCAGTACTTGTATCAAAAGATAAACCAGAAAGAAACTTATTGCTTCCTGTTGATTGTGTTGCCCATGTTAATTGACCTGAACCATCAGTTACTAAAACTTGACCGTTGGTTCCATCTGTCATGGGGAAATAAAATTCCCCATGTTTTAGATGTGATAGTGATTTGATCATAATTAATTATTATAAATTTATTTTAGCATACTGCTATAATACATACTTCAAGAATTCCTGCTGGTACCATATCCACATGTATAGCCGCATTCAATTTATCAATTTGTGTAATCTCAGTATGAACTACTTCTTTTGTAGCTTTTTGTGTTATTTCTCCAATTGTAAACTCTTTGGCACTTTCACCTTCAGTTATCATCCATACTTGAACAATAATATGCTCACAGTCAAGATCATGTGTTACTATAACTCCGTTTTTACCTATATCTTCAGGTGTATATTGTTTGACAAATCTTTTACTAGCTTGTCTATCTGCAACTAAATCACTAGCTGCTTTAGGAGTTACTGCTCTTTCAGTATCAGTACCTGCAATTGCTTCAGCACTTGTTGCTAATTCAACAACACCCAATTGATCTACGCTAGTAGTATCAACAGTTAAAGATACAGCAGAACCTTCACCCGATCCAGAACCATTTAATGCACCACTTGTACTAAGTGTTGCTACATAGTCTCCTGTTGTATCTGTACCTAGGGCAACAGAGTTAGGAGCTACACCAGATGCAGTAGTAGTTACGTCAAGAGTTACGTCCGCGCTACCATCAATTTCTACAGAACCAGAAGCATCACCACTTAAAGTAATTGTTCTAGCAGTAGTCCATTTAGCAGCTGAACTTGCTGTATCAGCGTTTCCTTCTAGATCACCAATAAATGCATTAGCACGTACATCATAAGCAGCACCAAAGTCCCATCTATCAGCTGTTTCATCCCAAAGTAAAAATACATTACTTGATGTACCTCTTTGAATTTCAATACCTGCATTTTCAGTTGGAGCTCCAACCTCTTCAGCATTTAATTTAATAATTGCATCACCTATATTAACTTCGTTAGCATCTTTAGTAAGCAAAGTACCAGCAACCGTTAAGTTACCAGGAATAGAAACAGTTGTTGTTCCCCCACCAATTGTAAGTATTTTTGCACCAATAGAAGCTGCAATAGAAGCATCTGCTGCAGTAAAATCTAATCCAGTTAAACCAGCTATAGAAGTTGACGTACCACCAAGGGCTACCGTAGTAGATCCGTATGTTACACTACTATTTTTAAGCTTACCGTTTTCTATACTAAGAGCATCAATACCTAAAGTAATAGTACCTGATGTAGTAATAGGGGAACCACTCACACTAATTCCATCATTACCTGTAACTTCTACAGAAGTAACACCTGTAAAATTGTTAAATGGTAAAGCTGATAAAGGATAACTTCTAGCTTCAGTAGCTTTTTTCTCATCTCCTTCAACAAAACTTGAAAGTAGTACATCAAATTCTGGAGTAACTGTAAGAGCACCAGCACCACCGGCTAATACAACGTTATCTCCTTCTTCATAATCTACATCTACAGTTACAGAACCACCCAATGCTACTGCACCACCAGTTGTTAAACCGTCACCAGCTGTAACAGTAACACTATCATTTGCAAGTGAAGTATTAGGTATATTTGAAAGACCTAATGCAATAGTCCCTGAAGCTGTAATTGGTGAACCTGAATCTACGTCAATACCGTCTGATCCTGTAATTGTTACAGAAGTTACTGTACCAACATTGTCTGTGAAAGGTAATGCAGATACTGGGAAGTAATCAACATTACTTGAAGCATCAGATACTGCAATATGCATACTACTACTAACATCACCTGTACCAGCACCAGCAGCTAAAATAAAGTTATCCGCTCCAGCATAATCTACATTCACTGTTACTGAACCGGAAGTACCACCTCCAACTAAACCTGTACCAGCTACTACTCCTGTAATATCACCTGCTGCACTTACCCATGCACTTCCATCCCACACCTCAAGAGCTTCGTCTGTTGAGTTGTATATAATTTGTCCAACACCCGGAGATGCCGGTTTTGACGTTGCAGTTACATTATGAACTACAGCATTCTGCAATTCATATCCCTGCATGTCAATGTTCAACGTCTCTAAATGAGACAAATACTTAATTGCCATAATTGTTTTTTTATTTATTAATTAATTTTTACTCTATGTTAAATATGCTCTTCCAGAGACTGCAACGTCAAACGTAACAAGCATATTATTTTTATCTATATTAGTTATTTCTCCTTGTATATCTGTACCATCTAATAACTCAAGTCTTACATTTGGATACTTATCTAAATTGTGTTCTATTTCCCATGTTATAGAATCTTCTGGTTGTGTAAATACATAATCATCTTCTTTCTGATTATCAATTCTTGAACTTAATTCTTGAATAGATTTTAATATATTATCCAATACACTTGTGTCAGGACAATATGTTACAGGAGCACATGAAGCTGTTTTAGCACTTGATGTAATAGGAGCTTCTTGATAAGGTGTACTCTTTAAAAATCCTTTTGACTCAACAGTAGTATCATTACATGTCTTTTCACATGTAGCTTTTTCTTGCCAATCACATAACTCCTTATTTATAGTGGCTGCTTCCTCATCTATAATACAACAAGGATTCATCCCAAACCTAAGAGATACAAAGTTTTTGTACACTGCAGTTGCAAATTTTCTTTCTATTTCAATTTTTTTGATCAGTGTATTATCCATTTTATTATTTTTTTACAGTACTTTTCAAATCTGCTTCATAAGAAGTTTTACATGTCTTATGTACTGTTGCACCATCTTTAGCCCTTGTTTTTTGACAACCGCATGTAAATGGCTTTTTACATTTTGCACAATTCATAGTTTGGTTTATTAATATTTAACAACCTGCAGTTTTGCAAGATATTTTTTGTAGTCTTTTTTTAGCATAGTCATATAATGAAATACCTTCTTCTGGGCTATTGCAATATTCTACTTTAGCTACAGCTGCATCTATAAGAGTTCTTATATACTTCATTTCATCTATTAGTTCTTTTCTTTCACTATGAGGTTCACAGTCTTTTACATCAATATGACATAAAGTTTCATAGTATAGAGTAAGTAAGCTAGTAACTCTTAAATGATTATACTCAACATAGACTTTCTCAACTGGAGCTACGCTATATCTTATTACATAAATACCATCTCTTAAGTTAGTCCTTACCGTTCCACAGTTTTCTGTTTGAACTGCAAGTTGACATGCATTTAAATGTAAATTGAAGTCTGGATCAACTTCTATTAATACGGGTACATTATACCCAGGGGATGTTATAAGGAGTTCACTACAATCTATATCCAAATTAGAAGAGTATTGACTAGTGTCACGGACACTAAATATCTCTCTATTAGATACTGTAGGAACTTCTAAACTTAATATATGCTTATCAGCCATAATGAATAAATTTTATAAATACTATACTACATAGATAATATACAAAAAATCAAGGAGATTTGAAAATAAAAAAGGTGAAGGATTTCTCCCTCACCTTTAGTTTATAATAGATAATTTTTTTAATCTCTATTTATGGTGCTACTTGTTGATCAATAGCAGTCTCTCTTTCTAGTGGATTACCAGAAGCGTTAGCTGCTACAACTAAAGCATCAAGGATAGCTTCTACTGAACCTTGAGTTGCTGCATCATCACATTTTACAAAGATCTCATATACATATTGATCATTATCAAATACACTTGTTGCATTGTTCAAACGTGGAATGCTGTGCTGTACATAATAAGTCTTGTATAAAGCAGAACGATCTACTGCAGAAATTACTTCTTCAGAACCTTCAATCTCACGCATACGTACCGCATCTACATTTCCTTGGTGGAATGGTGCTTGTCCATAAGATTCAGTTAATAAAATATTTCTAAGTACACCTTCTCCAGAAGTTTGTTGCATTGTACCTGCTGTACTTGTAACAGTTCCACAGTCATTACATGGATTTCCTGTTTCATCTAGCATTGAAGCTACTAATTGTACTGGCTCTTTTCCGTGGTAATCACGTGTATCAAAAGAACAGTCTCCAAATTTAGTATCTACATAAGCACCTTGGAAGCTAATTGCTGCTGTTACTTCGTCACCTACTGGATCTGTTGATGGAGTATAAGTTCCATCTACTATTTCAGCAAATGTATATGATGTAGCTACACCAGCTACTGTTACTACAATTCCACCTTCTTTAATGAATGGAGCAACAATAGGATCTGCAATTATCATTCTACCAATTTTTGCTAACGCTACTGCTGGATCAAGAAATTCTTGTCCTTCAATACAACATAAGCCTGGATCACTACCTTCTCCGATAGAATCTCCAATAGCATATGCGTTACGGTTTAAGAAACGTAAAGCTGGTGCACCTTTTACGTCTAAACGTAACATTAGGTTTTCACCACATGGATGACATTTTGATCCTACTGCAACTGTTACACTTGCTGGAGTTGCATTAATACATTCTGATTCCCAGACTCTTGTTAAATACTTAGGATTGATTCCTTTTGATTTAACTGATTCTGCATAACCACCATGATTGCCGTTTCCACCAATAGTGTCACTTGCGTGTAAAGATCCTTGTACTAAGTAAGCCAAACCAGGTACTGCTAAAGCACCAGTGTTTGCTTTCCAAGTTTTTCCATCAACTAGTGCAAGTTGTCCTGCAGCTAAGTCTTGGGTTTTTGTTCCGTTAGCTGCACTTGCGTCAACTGCTAGAAAGCTTTTATAAAAAGCATGATTAAAATAAGCCATTGTTTTTTAATTTTAAGTTATAAATAAAGTTATTGTACGTTTGTACATATATAATATACAAATATTTTTTCATATAAGCAATTAGCTAAGGAATAATAGTTTATACTTAGCTGAATTAATTTCATCTTTTATTAAATCTAGATTACTTACTATTTCAGAATGAGGCATACAGTATTGTAATTCATCTATCTGAGATGTAAGCATTCTCATATAATCTAAAGCACCATCTACATTTGTTAAAGTTGCAGGTGCTTTATCTGGATACATTAATATTACTTCACAAGCACCTTGATATCCTTCTGCTATAGTATCTACTAAATCAGGTAATGAATCATATAATTCATTTAATGCTTTATGTTGTGCAAAAGAACCATCACCTGTTACTTGTAAATGTAATTTATGAAAGCTTGTACGTGCATTCATTATTTCAACAACTAATGATGCTGTCTTTGCATCTACTTCTTTCATTTCATTAGATCTAGTGCCCATAACTTTTTTGGTTGATGGTCTAGATAGTTTACCCGTAGCTTTGGCTTTTAAAGGTCTTTTATACGTATCCATTAATTATTTCTTTCTGCTGTTTGTTGATTAGTTTGATACTGATTAAAGTTTTCTATGTCACCTGCAATTAAAGATGCAGTTTCATCTATTAATACTTCTACTATATCATCTTTAAACTCAGATTCAACTTGAGTTCCAGTTGCACTACCATCAAATGGATTTTGACAACCTAGTATTTCTATACGTCTTGGTTGTCTATAGTAAGTTAAATCAACATCTGTAATAGTAAAATCTCTTCTATATACTCTTATATCATTACCTATCCAAGTACAGAATGTTTCTCCCCATTCATAATCTGGTCTTTTTAAAGGATCTCTTAAAATTAAATCTACATTAGCTTCTTCAGCTAAGTAAACTGTCATTGATCTAGGATCAGGACAACAATCACTTGTAGCAAAAGCAGATATCCTTTTAAATTCCATATAGTTATCTGGTATAGCTGTTGATTCAAAATAATCATTTGTAGAAAAACCAGGTAAGTTTACTTCTGTTAAAAGTATTTGAAGATCATCTATTCTTCTCTTAGACATCTCATCACCTTCACGGTACATATTATTACCGTGAAGCTGACGTCTTACCCATTCAACTTGAGCTTTATTAAATGCCTCTACAATTTGCCAACATTCAATGTTATCAAAATCATTGCTAGAAAGCTTATTAAGCCTTTGTTTTATTTTAATTTGTAGAGTTGAGTTATTCATTATATGTTAAGTTATGAGTTCCAATAAGGTTCTACTTTAGATAGTAAACTTAACAATGTATCTTCATTACCTGGATCTTTAAGATATTCAATTACTTCACCAGATCTTTTACCTAGTTTTTCTGAACTATCCATTGACTCAATCCAACCTGAAGATTTAGGAACTAAAAATCTGTAGTACATAGCATCTTTTACCAATGCTCTGATTTTAAGATCTTCCATAGAACTATTAGATGCTTCTAAAAATTGCTTAGATGCTCTTTTTCTATTTCCTTCTGTTCCTTCACCATTAATATACATATCCATATTTTCGTACATTATGTCATTTGGTGTAGACTTTGTGTATTGAACACTTTCTAAATCTACACACTTTGCAACATACATCAACTTAGTTGTATCAGTATCATACATATTTTGTAAAGCAACTAAAGCTTTATTTCTCAGCTTAGTATACTCTGTTCTTTCACTAATGGTTTCTTCTAGTTGGTCTAAATAAAACTTTGGTGGATTTACAGCTTTCTTAGCTTCTTTCAATGATTTACCTACCATTGAAAATCCACCTGCATTTATAGCATATATCTTTATAAGATCATATGGATCTTTTACAGGATCTAAGAATACTGGATCATTACCACATCTTAGGCTTATTCTTGACCAGAACTTATCATTGTCTGGTTTTAATAATGTTACTTTATTCCAAAAATCTTTATCTTCAAGATCTATGACATTAGACGCTAATTCAGCTTCTAATTGAGCAACTACTTTTCTTATCTCTTTTACTTTTACTTCTTTATCTCCTGGAGGTAACATCTTTACATCTGGTGCAAATTCATTTAGTCCAGTAACATATCTTTTAACTCCATTTAGTTCTAGACATGCTAAAGATTCTTCATGCCATACTCCTTCATGAAGTGCCATACCATATTGTTCAAGCCCCATGTTTTGTCTGCTTGCGTTAAAGTACGGTCTTACAGCAATAGCATTATTTTTGCCAAGCTGATATTTTTCTACAATAGTGTAATCACTCATTTCTTTGGTTTTTAAAAATTAATAATGTTTGTTTTCAACTCAAAAGTAGATATTTATCTACAATTATTATTAATATTTCTAAAGCCAGGGTTTACCTGACTATAGTTATTTGAGGAGAATAACACTTAACTCACATTAAAAATAAAAAAAGGAGGAAGTTTTACCCACCTCCTTTTTAGTTATTAAGTATATATTAGAATGAACCTCCCGTTACAGGATTTCTCATTACAATTTTTAATACTTTGGTTGGATCCTTCACCCAGATAGCTGGCATGGTTTGAGTCATATAAACTCTATAACCATTAAAGTTACCTGTAGAAGCAAAACCTTGAGTTCTTCCCATGTAGTCCATAGTACCATTTTGGTAGAACCACTTAAGTTGATTATCCCAAGATAACTTCAATAAGTGAATGTTATCATTTCCATTTTCTGTCACATCAAAGATGATGAAGCTATAAGAGCTTAAAGGACGTCCATCAATTAATGGATTCTCTACATCATTTGTGTGAAGATTATCAAATGCAGGGTTAAGTACAAACTTAACGTTAGCAAGGAAAGGAATAGTAAAGCTTGTGTAAGCAAAACCGAAATCTAAATCCATTCCTGAACCTTTTACTGCACCAATATCACTAGCGTTTTGAACTAATCCAGAACCATATACTTCATCAGCAATAGCTTTGTTGATTAATTGCATTCCACCAATACCTGTTTGTACAACAAGTTGTCTACTTGGGTCTGGCCCTTTGAACTCAACTTTACCTTGATAGAAGTTGTATAGCTCAGACTTGAACATATCAAGTGAGAAAGCAGACTTGTTATATACTCTTTTGAAAGAGTTATCTAACTGAGACCAAAGACCTACAGATAATCTAATATCATCTGGTCCATCTTGTTTTACTTTTCCACCTTTACCCCACATTAGGTAAGTTTCAATATCATTTGCAATCTTGCTCAAGTGAGCAGCTTCCATGTTTGTAACGAAAGTTCTAGACAAACGTCCATCTTCAAATGCTTCTCTAGCACCTGCTTTTCCCATTCCAGCTACCAACTCATCAATTGATGATACAGAAGGATTGTTTGGATCTTGGTCAAAGTTTCTCCAGATCTCTGTTACAGGTACAGTACCATCAGCATTCAAACCACCTTTGATCATAAGATCAGCACGGCTAGAAATAGAATAGTGTACATGTGCCTCAGCTCCACCAACAAAGTTGTAGAACTCACGGAATCCAGAACCAGTTTCAATATCAGAGAATCTTTCACCATATTCACCTCTTGCAGAACCTTTTCTAAAGAATTTAGTTCCTGGAGCTAAGTATGCGTTATCTAATGATGCTGCACTGTTATTGTTTACAAGTTGTACAGTGTAGATGTATCCATCACCTGCAGGGATAATATCATCTGCAGTAATGTACAATTCTAAACCGTTATACTTGTCATAAGTAATGATATCACCATGACCAAAGCTTCTTTTTGAAACTTTAATCTTGAATGTAGTACCATCTACACCTTTTGTGTCATTTGCTGGCTCAATGTCAGCTACAACAAAAGGTAAATCTTGAGCGATTGGAGTTTGCCATTTATACTCCCCACGCGCGTTGTCTACCATGATTGTGTTCTTTCCACCAAAAGAAGCCATTTGATACAAAGGCATTTCTACCTTTTGGGTCATTGCCCAAAGATCAACTGGTCCCATATCCATAGGCTCAGAAGATCCAAGCATTTGGGTTAGGTGATAAGAATCAACATGAGAGCTCGCTTTGTAAGCAGTATCTCTTAGGAAAATTCCATTGTTTAATACAGGAGTTGCCATAATTGTTAATTGTTATTTAAGTTAATTATTAATTGTTATTTATTCTTGTTACTAAAATCTTTTAAATATGTTGTTACTTCTAGGTAACTTTTTCTTGGTAGACTTTTTTCTACCTTCTGTCTCACGCTCTTGTACTCCAAGAGATGACCCGCCGCTATTGCTTTGTTCAGTCTTTAACTTTCTTACTGTGCTTTCTACACTCTTCTGTGCACCCTTCTCCATTATTCTGGTCTTATAACCATCTGGATCTGATAGTAACCATAGAGCTTCAGAAATCAATGTATAGTTTGGTTCAACAAACTGATACTTCTCAAGCAAATGACCTAACAAGTTCGTATTTCTTCCACTTACTGAAGGATAATTTGGTTGAACTAATCCGTTGTATAACATAGACTGTGTCTTTCTATCAACTTTTAATTCTCCTAAGCTACCTTCTTTAAGAGTATTATATACGTTCTCCATATATTGCTTTGAAGCTTGTTCTTGCTGTGCCTTGCGCATTTCCTGCTCTTCAAGTTTTTTAGCTAAAACTTTTTCTTGCATCTTATCCAATTTAGGTTTAAACTTTGAAGCTTGACTTTCAAGCTTACCTAAATCTTTCCAGATTTCAATTTCTTCTGCAATCTCTTCAGCATCACCATATCCTGTAGCTTGTAGGTAATCTCTGATTATTACTTCTTGATCACTTTCTTTTTTAACATCCAAGCTCTTTTTTTCTTCAGCTTGTGCTAGAGTTGAAAATAACCCTTTTAAATCAGTACCACCATCAGCCACGTAACGTGCTGCTATTTGGAGTTCTTGCGGCAAACTTTCAAAGAACTGTTTTGGAGTTTCTCTTCTAACTTGGTTTGCCTTTTCTTCCAAGTTAGCTTCTATTAATTCCTCCCAATCTTTAGCAGAATAATCATCAAAAGATTTGTCATCATCAAAAGGAACAATTTTGTCATCTTTTATAAGCTTGTCAAATACATCACCTATACCAGAAATTTTCTTTCTTCCTCTTTTAGCTTTCTTATCTTCTACTTCATCTGCTTCATCTACTTCTAATGCATCAAATATATCATCTGCATTTTCTGTAGGTTTAGCATCATCTGCTTTTTTTTCTTCTGTATCCACTTCAGCTGATGCTTCTGTTTCAACTTCTTTTGTTACTTCTTTTTCTTCTTCTGCATCAGCAAAAGAAAAATCTGCTTCTTTAGTTGGTTTACTAAATACTGACTTAGGTTTGCTTTCTTCTGGTACTGTTACACTATCTGCTCCAGCGGCTCCGTCAAAAAGGCTATCTAAATCAATGTTTTCTTGAGTAACTTTACTCTCTACTGTTTTAGTATCTGTTGCCATTTTATTGTTGGTTTTTGTAATTGTTAATTCTTACATATACAATATACAAACATTTTTACAAATAAACTTAAGAAATGCATACAACATAAATCATTTTGTGCAGTATATAGCTATCTATATTTTTTCTTCTTAATTAAGCTTATTTTTTTGGTTTGTCATCCTTCTTATTGGACTTAACATCATATTTATTTTTATTCTCTCTTGCAATTTGTAATTGCTTATCTGCAATTTCTCTTTGAGTAGAAAGCTTTTCTCTATCAATGTTTAATTTATCTGTAGTAAATGAGTTTTTAACTGAGGCTTGTTCTCTCTTAAAGTTCATTTCCTCACGTTTCTCATTATTCCTCCTAATATCTTTCATGCTATCCTGGAAGTCAGATACTTGATTTTGATTTATATCACTTTGTGCACCATATCCAGCAGATCTAATCTCAGCAACTTGGAGTTTGTTTTGACGTTCTTTGTCATTTTCACTTATCTCCATTTGTATTTTTGCTTGAGCTTCTTCTGCCTGAGCTTTTAATTGTTGCTCTTGCATTTGTCTCTGTTGCTGCATTTCTTGTTCTCTTTGTGATTGAGTTTTCATTTCAGCTTCCTTCAAGATATCAGATACTTCAGCAATAGACTCAGCTTTAATAATATTACCTAAGTCATAAATACTAGCACCACTTGTGTTATTTTGTATTGCAAGTTGTTTTAATTGATCCAGTATAGATCTATGATTTGTTTTAGTTGTTGCAAAAACATTAAAGTCTCTCAATAAAAGATCAGTACCGTTTATTTGAAAGTTTACTTTTTCTGCCTCAGAGCTTATATAAGAGAGTCTAACGCTTGGGTTAGTACTATAGTAGTGTTGAGCTAGATCTGTTCTCATTTGATGTACTCTAGGCATTAGGTGGTCTGAATGCTGTGTAAAGTAGACTTCAGTTTGAGCATATGATTGATTCATTGCTTGTGTAACACCTGTTGCTGTTTGTTGAGCTATAGGAGCACCCAGTCTTTGTGGATTAATACCTATTGCATCAAATGCTTGTTGTTTAAAATAATTAGCTAATTGAATACGTGACATTAATCTACCAGTCTGCTCCATGTTAAGAGTTTGGTAATGATTAAAGTTTGTAGCATTTTCTGTATTAGTAATTGAAGTATCTAAAGGTAGCATTTGGAAATCTTTCATTGCTACATAGGCTTTTGCATAATTGCCCTTACCCCAATCTTCACCCATAGAATGACGTGGTAAAGCATTTTGATCAAACATAATAACAGTACCTAGTTCATCTACTAGTATATCTGCTATTTGATTATTAACCATATTGTAACCTACTTGATAAGCTTTCATTAAATCAACCAATGAAGTAGATCTTGTATTTCTATCAGAGAATACTCTTCCTTCTACAGGTAGTTTACATCCATATAATGAACTATCCCCTTTAAACTGAAATGGTATTCTACCGGGTTTCTTTCTGTTAATACCTAAATAAATAGGATTCATATCTTTTGATGAATCAGCTTTCCAAAAACCTGGGAAATTAGCACCAATTTTGACACCACCCCAAACTTCATTAATCCAAATCCAATCTATATGCTCTCCCTGTACTAAAGTATTTTTGCTTTTGTTTTTAAATATAGTAGAATCATATATTGGTTTTTCTGTAACTTTAAATGTTTCATCAATGATCTCTTGCATTACTTGACCATCTTCTGTTATCTTAGTTAAATGACCAACTTTACGTTGTGTTTTCCAATACGTAGTTGTAACCCTCATTAAAGATCCCTCACCCCAGTTAGGTAAATCATCTCCTTCATTTAAAATAGAACCTACTATATCACCACCACTTGTTGAGTTGTTAGCCCAGTTACTCATAAACTGTCTGTAGCCTAAACTAGGAGCGTTTGTATTCCACTCGTGAGATTTAGTAGCATCATAATAAGTACCATCATTTTGATATCCGGATACTTGGTATTTAGCTGATTTAGCAGGATATATTTTTTGTAAGGAAGTTAATTGCTTTTCATCCATTAAGTAACCATACTTATCTATCACATCTGCAATAGTCATTAAATCAACTTTACCTGCATAGTTAGATTGAGATATATATCTTGCATCTGGTGACTTCTGATAAAATGTTAATACCGGATTCCATAACTCTACATCATAGTCATCTTCCATCATTCTAAAATGCCAGAATTCTCTATCTGTAATAAGCATGTCTCTAAAAGCTCTTTCTTCTAGTTCTTGCATATTAAATCTCTCAGTATCAACATTCAATTGATGAGTGGCCCATTCTTCTACTAATGATCTGTAATCCTTTGTAAAAAAGTCTTGTATCTCTGGTAATGATTTTAATGCTTCAGGGTTCATTTTTTCCTGAGCTTCTTCTGATTGAGGATCCATTCCCATTTGAATCATGTTCATCATCATTTTGTTTGAAGCATCTCTTAAAAGATTTTCTTCAATCATAGCTCTTTTCTGCTCAAGCATTTCATTATAGGAAAGATCATCAACAGCTCTGAATTGTACTCTGCTTAATCTTTTAGAAAATTCTCCAGATAGTACGTTTATAACGTTTGGAATAATAGGATAAAATTTTAATTCCAGTGCTGACTCATCTTCTTGAGTAAGTGTATCTAGTAAATCTTTATATTCATTGTCATCTTCAACTATATAGTCTGTTTTATCTATAATTCCTTTAGCAAGCTTATAGTTTTTTAATAATTTTCTAGCATTCTGTTTTAGAAACTGCATACCTTGCACTTCTAACCAATCTAAATTCCAAGCAGCCCAATCATCATCTTTCTTTTTAGCCGGCAAGAATTGTATAGGTTGTGTCAAACTAGAAGAAGCACCGGAGCCTGATTCAGCTTTAGCACCATTCTTCAATTGCATTGCGTTATATACTTTCATATTTATCTAAAATTTTTATAGGCAGATCTTTTGATCTTTTTCCCGCCAATACTAGTTTTTCCCCTTGCTAAATTTTTAAACGGACTATACTTTAATTTATACAAATTTTTTGAATTTACCAAAGAATTGTCTGATTCACTTTCTCTTCTTTTCAAATAACCACGGTTTGATTGTTGAATTCTTACAAAAGCAACTAATGCTCCAAAAGCAACCAACCTATCCACGTTTAAACCAGGGTAGTAAGCAAGCATTTCTTTTAAAAGCATAGGATCTGGTATTCTTTCAACACCTAATGTTGTTGAAATGGTGTTTCCATCTTGGTCTGTTTCTTCATCTATTTCTTCTCTTAAGAATTCTATAGCATAAGATATTAAATGACTCTTAAATAAAGTACCTGTATTTTTCCATCCGTATTCTTGATATACAGTTCTGTTAGAACCTAGATCTTTCAGAAAAAGAATTTGTTGTTTTGGTACAAGGTATTTTTGTTTTTTCTTAGCAATCATGTGCTGAATAAAAAGAGATATGTTATTCTCAACAAGAGTCCATGCGTTAAACCATTCAATAATTAATTCTAACTGACCATGTGTTTTATTTATATCATCATATCTACCACACCAAGCAGCTACAATCTTATCTTTTTCTATAAAATGTTCTAAACCAGCCTGAGTTTCTCTAGAAACTTCCATTGCATTCTTATAAACAAAGATACTACATAAGGAATCAGATGTTGTTGTTTTACCTTCTGATACGGGGTCAATAGAAGCATAGTAGGTTCCAAATTGTGGATTTGCAATAGGTCTTTCCCAAACAACTAAACAACCTGTTTTATCTTGTGCTTTTTTATTAGCAGGAAATTCTGATATAGGTAGCTTATTAGATCTTTTAGCTTCTATACCATCTTGTGTTCTTTCTAACTCAATGTGTTCATATGCATATTCTTTATCTTCAATTTTCTTCATTTGCTTTGAAATGATACCTTGAGGAAATATAGATTCTTTTCTATAAGCAAATGCTTCTGCTATGTTAGTTGGTTTTTGAGATATACGTAACTGATATTGTTCTGGATTTAAATCAGCCTTCCATTTTTTTCTTTCTAATGTTATTGCATTAAGTGCTTCCTCTATTTTAGAGTTGCCGTATGCATCAATATAAGGAGGCATGGACCATTGTTCTGGAATAAACAGACCTGCCATATTAATTGTACCGTCAGCGTCCATTAGGTTTGTTTCTACAGCATATATATCATTTGCTTTAGGATTGAGTATCATTTCCTTTAATGGCTCACATTGATCCAAATCACCAACAGAACCTGCTGCTATAAACATACCCGTTGTAACCATACCAGAAGACATTGCAGGACGCAAGTACTCATAGGTCTGCATCATCTTTGGTGCTATACCTGCTTCTTCATGGAAAAAGTAACTTGTTGGTCCACCTACACCAGTTGTTGCATTTTTTTCAAATGAGGCACCTTGTATTTTAGATTTTAAACCTCTAGATGTTTTTCTATTACCTACTTTAACTTCTATCTGCTGTTGCCATAGTAAAACCTTTTCTGGGTTACTGGGCCTATACCATGCAGTGTGCTCATTTAAAAATGTTTTATACTCATCTAAAAACTTCCAGGAACCTTTATCATTTATGTAATCTTTTAGTGATGCACCAATCTTACAAGTACTACCTTCTTCAAACCAGTATGTATTAATTATTTTTCCCATGTGAAAATAGGAAGACGCAATCTGACGTTTTTTTAGTATTGCTGAATGTTTATAGTTGAGTTCAGCTAACAGTTCATATAATGCCATATGATATTGAGCATCTCTTACTTTAGCAAAACCATACTTTTTTTCTTCTTTGTCATATATAGGTAAAAAGTTTAACCACATATAATAATCTCTTGTTAAATACCAAGTGTAAGGACCTTCTTTATAGATGACCCCTACACGGCATTTATCTTTTTGATCATTCCAATATGTTATAAAGTCTTTTGATCTGAAAGGAGCTGAACAATAAAAACCATCTTTGTTGAAGTTTCTGGCTTCTTTGTTAAACAGTAAAGCTGATTTAGTAAAGTTATATAGACCGGGTTCTTTAAATATAGATTCTATAAATTCACTAAATGAATCTCTAGTTTCAAATTTAGTCACTGTCCAGTTACCATTTTCAAACGTTGGGACTTCTATAAACATTACTCTATCTCTTTAATTATAGCAAACACGTCTCCTGCATTAATTAATAAATGTTTTAATCCATTGTGTTCTACCTCTTGAGGAACAGAATATTCTGCATATTGCACTAAATCATCCACAACAATTTCTTGTACTTCTGCACCAACTCCAACAACAAAACCTTTGTATTCTTTCTCTAATGCAGAATCAGGAATTATTATATTAGTACCTGGTACAGTTCTAACTGCCTCCTTTGGTCTTATTAGAACTTTTTTTCCAACTGGTACAATCTTTGTTTTTTTCATCTTTATTATTTTTTGGTTTTAATATTAAGGGTTCATCCCAATAACAGAATACCCATTCTTGTTTACTACTCATTTTATAATTGATCATATGCTAATCCAGCACCACCTCTAACGGAACTTTCTTGTTCTTGTTTCATATCACTAAACGCTCCTTTATAAGATTGTCTAATTTGCTCAAACTTGGCAGCAGCATTAATCATAGAATTCATATTACCATCTCTTCCATGTTCAATTGGCGTTACTTCCATGTATCTAGCCAATCTATCAAGCATAGCTTTTATACCTACATAAGCTCTATAGGTAGGTGTTTCATACATTTTTTTACACATATCAATTGAGTATCTAATTTTAGAATCTTCAGGTGACTCTTCCAAACCTATCTCTTCAATTATTATATCTTCTTTCTCATGTTCTGGTAAATTAAAGAAAGGATTTAAATCTGGATTTGGACAAGTCATATAAAATAAATATTGATATATACTCATATAACTATCAGGATACTGCTCCATTAAATCTTTTAAGAAATTTAAAGTATAACAGTGTTCTGTTGGAATTACTTTTCCATTTTGCACATCAAATAATCTAACTATCATGGTTCTTCAGTTTTAGGTTCTTCTAGTAATGCTTTAATATCTGCATAAGTTCCTTTAACATCCATTTCTGAAAAAAAAGCAGCTATTACGGGACCTGGACCACTTGAGTATTGTAAAGGACCACCTGCTAAATATAACGTAGTAACATCATCATTAAAACTTACATTAGCTTCATTTTTTTTCATGTATGCTATAATAAAGTTAGTTTCTATAGTAACTAATACTTCATTGTATGTTATCAGACCTTTACTTGAACTTTGTATTAATCTTGTTAATTCTATCTTTGCCATTATTTCTTATTGTCTTTAAACCACATTATAAGATTCCTTACTTCATCTTTTAAGTATGGTAATTTATACATTTTAACTTCTTGTATCACAGGTTCTCCATTGACTCTTTCATTTATTGGATAACCATTTTTATCTGTACCAACTTGTTTAAATTTAACATGTTGTACCACTAGATCACCTATCTTCAGTTTAGGGTTGTGCTTTTTAATAATATACGCATAAATACTGAGTTGTAAGTTATAATGATTCAAATTACAATCATCTAAATGATTAACAGGGTTATAAAGTTTAGATGTAATACCCTCCCAATTAGTAAAACCTTTCTCTTTTATTTCCTTGTTTGTTTTGTAATCTGTTATATTTATATAGCCATTTACAACCTCAACTAAATCAGCTTGACCACAAAGACCAACTGATTTTAAATATACTAAATGTTCAGGGTATACACCTTCTTCAATTTTCTGGACTGGTGCAATTTTAATTCCGTCATCATTAATAATAGGCTTAATGATAGGGACTTCTACCCCATGTCTTCCTATTGTTTTAAGATCTAACATATCTGATTCACGTTGATTATGATACCAGTTACCTAAGCCTATAGCTCTATCTGTTTCATTGCTCCAAGCAAGAAGTATTTCTTTTTCAGTCATACCATACCACTTGGATCTTTTATTTTTAGCAGATTTTTTTGCTTGTCCTTTAGCATCAAACTTAGGTTTAAATTTTCCTATAAATGATGTAACACTTGTCCAATTTATTTTGTCTTGGTCAGAGCTTTCATAAACATGCCCCTCTTCTTTAAATATAATAGCCATAATTATAGTGTTGTTGTAGTGTACCACCACAAACCTTCTGTGTTAGCTTCTACAGTTATTGTTTCTTCTTTGTATATGTAATTAATCTTCATCTGTTATATCAGTTAAAAGTTCTTCTTGATCTTCTGTAATTAATGCTTCCCACTTATCTTGAGGACAGCTAGAAGATAAAGACCTTGTTTTAAATTTTAAACTACAACCACAGTCAGAACAACACGGTTGTGTACCAGGAGCAAAACAGTTAACTCCTTGATTATCAAGTTCTTTGCAATTTTTACAAATATTAAATCTTTCTTTTGCTACTTTTTCTACTTCTTCTTTTGTAAAAATAGTATTCAATACACCTTCAGTAATCTTATCAAAACTTCTAAGTGCGTTTATTAGATTTTTTATTTTCATATCTTTTTTGCTTAAACTCTTTTTTTTCTTTTTCTAAACCTTCTATTAACTCTTTAGCATTTTGTAGCATATCTAATTTTTCTACAACACCTATATGTTTTTCATAACCTTTATATGTGTTTTTAACTAAATTACCTAAGATGCTTTTATTCTTCTTAATTGTTTTATTAAGTATTTTTTTTCTCAAATGAAAAGTACCTAATCCATATACTGTAATACTTGGATATGTTATATTAGATAAATTTTTTCTAAGCTTAGCATAATAAAAAGTTATAAAGTCTTCCACCACTTCTGGATGAACACCTACTTCTTCTGCTATTCCTTTTTTGAATTCTTTATGACTCTTGGGTCTCAATACCTAAAATTTTATAATCCAATAAAACAGGACCGGTTATTTGTACATTCATATCTTTATTTAAAAAAATCTTCTTTCTATTTTTCCCGTCTTTAGTTACAAGGTTCTTTTTGCTTGCTTTTGTTATTGCATTACGTGCTGACTGGGCACTTTTAAAAATACCCAAATCAGTCACGTCATTGCAAAATAAAGTAAGCTCTACTTTTTCAGTTTTAGCTAACTCAGCTAAACACTTTAGATCAGAATTACTAATCTGAATGTTATTAAAAAAACAGTATGTAACTATTTGATACTTTATTGTAGTATCTATGTTTACTTTTGCTTTTTGATCAACTTTATTTACTATTGCCATATTATAAACTTAAAAGCATATCAATTAAACTTGGATGAGGATATGCATCAAACTTATCCTTTCTCACATTAGTATGCGTTAATAATCCTTTTATTTTACCGTAGTATGCATCTTCTTGGAATTCAAATGCTTTATGAGGTCCAACTTTTTTAATCCACTGTACAAGACCTTCTCTCAAATCAATGTTATCTCTTTCACCCACATACCTTAACCATTTTTCTAACTCAATAATTTGTTTGTCTGTATAGTTGTGCCATGTAGTAAATCCTTTAAAAGGTTCTTCTAAAGTACATATTTGTGATTCAAGTGCTCGGCTTCCTTGATATGCTTTACCATTTTTTAAGTAACCAAAATTGTTAATCTCTATTCCAACTGAATGACGGTTCATAAAACCTGATCCAGTTTTACCTAAGTGCCAACCTTGACATCCTTCTGGAAATGCTTGTACCATAACACCATCATACTCATCATCACCGTTTGTAATCTTTTGACCACCTAATACAAATTCAGTTGCTACTCGGCCACGTGTATCTCTACCCCAATGATCAATTGTTTTATAAGGGTTATTCCAACCTGCTGTATGATGAATAAAAATATAGTCATTAGATATATTTCCTTTTACATACTCACCTTTTGGTAAGAAGTATCTATGTATAATTTGACCATAGTTTGTTGTGAAGTGTTGCCCTCTGATGTCTGTATCCTCATCAATTGCTTCTTTCTCTGGACCTCTACTTAGTAGTAATGTCCAGGTATCATTCCCAACTACACCATCTGGGTGTAAGCCTGCACCTAATTGAAATCTTACTACGTATTTTTTTGTAATAGGACCAAAGTCTCCGTCTGCTTTCACACCTAATAGGCGTTGTAGTTTCTTTACGGCTTCTCCTTTTGAGCCAAGACTTATCATTTCCATTATGTGCGTTTTAGTTTTCTACGAGATTCTTCTTGCTCCATAGCAGCTTTGAAGTCTGCTTCTGCACCTTCTTCATCTGTGCTATTGGTTTCATCTGCACCGTATGCTTGAGCTAAAAACATTTGTGCTTGCACACGTTCTGCTCTTGCCTTCTCAACATCCCTTAATAGTTCTTCATACTCTTTCTGAACTTTAAGGTGCTTAATGTTTTCTTTGTAGAAATTAGTAATCTCTAATCTACGTGCTTGTAGTTCCTCCTTTGACAGTTGAACTTCTTCTTGATTTTCTTTTGACATTTTATTTGGTTTTAAATGTTATTCCAACAAATATAACCAAAAAGTTTAAATAAAAGAAGTTTAACGCACTTATTTATAATTGGATTTTTAATCCTACGTGTAAATAGTTTAGATTACGATTTATTTGAAGAACGCCTGCGGTTGCCCACAACCTCTTATATATTTTAAGATCTGCGCCTACTCTACCCATAATTAAAGTTGGGTTATGATTCAACCTGTAAGCTGGGCCACCATACAGTCTAGATCTACCAAAAGGTACCTCATACTGTAAAAATGTATAAGTTGCACCATGATGACCTTTACCCATTGCTAATATCCCAAGAAACATCTTGTCATAGCCTACTTCAGCAACTACGCCTCTTGCATGCATACAAGCTACATAACCAATAGCTGCTGACTTATTCTTATCTAACTTGTAGTGATGAGGTTTGTGAAACGGGCTACACTCTTGACTAAATGCAATACTGGTAATTAGAATACACAATACTACGGCTATTCTCTTAATCATGCTGTAAGGATTTTATGAATGACTGCACACTTCTCATACTCTTCCCTTTCTTGAAAGTATATAATTATGTTTTCTAAATCAGTGTTTGAAGGTCCGTCATCCGTATTATGTGCTACAGCAGTATAAGAAAACATTTTATTATCATTTGCCCTTTCCTCAATTAAGTCTGAGAAAGTTATTTTTTCTGTGATTATTCTAAAAGAATTATTAAATGCCTGCTCCATTAGTGCATCCTCTTCTTCTATTTTTTCTATCTCAGACATCCCTGCAAAGATATCATCATCAAAGTCATCATAGTTATCATCCATGTGTGTAGTTTATATAATCAATATACAAAATTAAATTATTATACTAAAACAGAATTACCAGAGAAATGACAATTAACATATAGACAATCCACTAAAAAAAAGAGTGAAACAAAAAAATAATTTTTTAATTTTTAATTTCTGAGTCCATAAACTATATATATTATTCAGTCCTCTGCCCCCCGGCCCTGCAAAAGTTTTGTGTATGGCATTTTCAAGATGTCATAGGCTACGGCTCCCCTCCAATTAATTGACGGTGGTGTACCCCACCATAATGTATAACTTAAATTTTTAACAAATGTCAAACAATTCAGTTTATTTCCGCAAGATGAGAATCAATGAGAACACTAAGAACGTGACCATTTATGTCACATCTAAACCACTGACACAGTCAGACACCAAGTTTCTTGGCTTTGACGTGGCAGTCCGTGACCAAGATACTATTGTATCAGGTCAGCTTAACTTTGTTGACCCTGCAACAAAGAAGACCATGACTTCTAATCACCCAATGGTGAAGAAGCTCAAGGCCACTAAGCCTGGGACAGAGATTAAGGGTTTCACCATCAATACAGACGCACCTGTGCGTGATATTGAGACTGGTGATCCACTACGTAATCTCTACTGGGTAGAAGCTGTTGCATCTGAATAGATGCACAGCTGGCCCGCAAGGGTTTGCACTATATGATTGACATGCATTGTTACGTCCATTCCAGGCGTGATGTGCATGTTACCCATATGTTTACACAGTTTACGCTTAAACTACCTGGCTGGCGTTGAAAGTTACCAGGAACTGTGTTTATTTTATTTGTTTGTGTGTTAAGTTGTAAAGATGTGATCATATATGCCATAATCATTGGTTGTATGCTCAACATAATTGCAGTCACACAATATAATATAAATATAGCTATAATAGTTACGTGCACTCAACAAGCACTCAAATTATAATTGCATTGTGTATTATGTTCTTCTCTCTATGTATCTATATAAAGAGTAGTATAATATTACCCGCAATATCAAAACAGGCACATAGACATATTCCTGTATAAACATGGTTGGTCTCATCCAGTAAGCTGCTGGCGTAAGAGAGAACTTACAGTAATCTAAACTCAACAATATATAGAGTAAGTGTAGCCAGACAAATTAAAGACCAAGACGTTGGTCATCCTACTGTCACATAGATGACAGCTTGTAAACGTTATGTCAACGGGGATGCTACACTTATATCTATAACTCTTATACTTTTGTGAATTAACAGTATACCTGGAACCCATCGTGGTGTAAAGGCAGACAGGTTGGGATACCCTACAAAAGTATATTATATATACCTGCTGTAATTAGGGATTAAAAGTAAAAAGTGCTGTAGGCATGTACTTTCATGCACGTCTGCTCCTTAATTATAAGTAGGTTATTATTAATCACCTAAAGCTGAAGAGCATTGTACTATCCTATTATGGAATATATATCACATTGGAATTTTATATCACAAACATCAGCAGATGCTAATGGTAATTACACTATCACTTGGAAGGACCAAGATGATAATACAGTATTAACAGAACACAATCTATTTAATTGCTAGTATGTTCTTTGAAGATGCACAAGATGCTTGGGAGCTATATAAGATATCTCCTGAGCTAACATGCACTTGTGATGAGGTTCATACATGTCAACAATGCTATGAGGAATGGCAAGAAGAAAAGAAACTTAGACTTCAAAGACTTGAAGATGCTCTGAAAGAGAGTAAATAGTAATTAATCATTTAAATCTAAATCGTAATGGTAAAGACTAAAACTATGCTCGTAAGCATAACCGTATTCATAATCACCGTAGTAATATTTAACACACTCGTATGGTATCTAGAAGATACTTGGACATTCAAAGAGTGCTTTGGCCATGGTGCAACACTAGGCTTCTCAGTTATATTTGCTTGGGTACCTGCTTTTATAGTAGGAAATGATTACTACAATCGTATATAAGATAATACCCGTGGCAACGGGAGTGTTGGGTGTCACTTTTTACACCAAGAGGAATAGTTTGTCAGCTTAACCTCGTATACGTTAGGGCCAATGTGCCTGTAAGGTTTGACAACCTGAAACCGTGTATTTGACTTGTCTGTGGTATATGTAACAGTCATCGTCAACCGGGTAAACGGTCATTAAGAGGTAACCAAGCTCTTTATTTTTTTCACCTTAAACAAAAACATCATGCTAACAAGAATCTTAGTAGTGCTATTAACAGTGTTTGTAGCATTTAACTGCTTTAGAGCAGGACATGATGCATCAACAAATGGAGATACTGCTAGTGCAGTTTTACTCTTTATCATTGGAGTTGCATCGTTATATATACCATTAATCCTAAAAGAAGAACCTAATAACACCTAATCATTATGAGAATATATGTAAAAAACCCAGGCAGATTTGCTAAGTACAAGGGTCAAGTTGTACTAACACACTTTCAAGACACTAATAATACTATAATCCGTGACAATTACGGAGATATACAACGTGTCAATACAGATAAGTTAGAAGCAATCAGTATTGTAGAGCTTAATGAAGCTTTAGAATCTGATGAATCGTTACGTGAAGTAGCATCACATGAAGAGTATATCACTGTTGGAGAACCCAAGTATGATGATGTATCTTACATGAAGTATGTTGCATTACACTGTTAAATTTATCAGGTAGGGTTGTATAAACTCTACCTGTTACATATCTTTACTTCAAACAATTATATTATGGAAGATCAAGAGTGTACTTACAGTTATTATTTAGATGGATTAGAATATATTACTCCATCTTTAGAATATGCAATAGAAAAAACAGATAGAAAGACCATCATTGCTAAATGTTATGGTCTTAAACCAAAAACAATAGAATTAAAATAACTTTTAAAAACAATCTTATGTATAGACCAAAATTTAGTTTTCAATTAACCTTTGCAGAATTTATAGGCTTAGGTATAGCATGGCAAAGAGACCGTGTAGCATTAATCATCCCTTTTGTAATGTTTGAACTGTCATGGAGAAATTAATAAATGAATTATTAGACAGAAGAAAGACAAACAATTACTGTGGTGGAGATGGTTATGAACTTAACATACTTAAATTTGAAAGAAATAAAGTATGTAAGGGACATGCTGGTAGAATAGTATATGGTAAAAATGATGATAATCAATATTTACAAATGCACAATCAGTACTATGATGGTAATATATCATTTGAATATAACTTTAAAGGTGATTATTCACGCATTGATGTAAGCATAACTGCAGATAATCCAAAGTATTTGCAAAAATTTCATGACAAGATCACAGAAAATGGAAAGTATCCTGTTGGAATTGAGACTCCAAACTCAATTTTAGATAACAGTACTGAATTAATGTTTGATCGTCATTGGTTATGTATAAAGCATAGTATAGTTATGCAATCATTTGTGGCGTTAAGTCATTATGAAAACATCAAGTTGGTAGAATCTATAAGAATAATTCTTAAAAGATTTAAATCAATAATACGTGAAAATGTAACTAATGATGCATTTTGTGATTCAGTTACATTCAAATGTGAAGAGAAGAAAGAGGTTTACTTAGCTAAATCTCTATACAATTAATAAGTGCAACATATTGCATACTAACAGTACCAGTATTCTAATAGAGTATACTACTATAAGTAAAACTGCAATATATTGCCATAACTTATGTTTAGGTGATGAAGGTAACTTGTTCTTATATGGACGCAAGCTGTTAACAGGCAAGTTATTTCTTCTAAACATTATTCCTAATTAATCATGGCTAAAGTCAGTAATAAAACCGTAGAGAATATATTTATTAAATGTTTAGATAATAAACAACATATCAATTATGTCCATGCAATTAAAGCTATACTAGCAAACCTGCAAGATGAGCAAATGGAGTTAATACTTGATATGCTTAGTACAGAAGAAGCTTACAACCCAGTCAATAAAAATGACTATGTTAAAGCTGAGATACAAGACTATCATTTAAGAAAATACTTTAATTATGATACCCTTAAAGAAATAGGTCTTATATGTAGAGATACAGATAGGGTTTATGCTAGAGTTGTAGATGACTCAAGCTGGGGTAATTCATATAACCCTTATCATGGCCAAGTTAAAGTAGAGTATCTATATCACAATGATAAAAATGAGTTGCAGATACATGAAGACACTGTACACTCTATTGGTTTACAAAAAGTAAACAAAGAAGATATATTATACTTTAAAAATTTAAACAATGGCAAAGATAAGCAAACCACTACTCAGGGAGGAGATAAAGAAATGGGGATCGTTGAAGAGAATGTATTCTAGACAAGTCCACTCCTTTGGTAGTTATATGAACAAAAAGTACTTAATGAGAAGTACTACTTTAGCAGATGCAGAGACATCTATAGCTGCTATTAGATTAATTCTTGAACATCATGTCGTATACTAAACGTTTTGGTATAGTGAGTCAAGAAGTTTTACAAGATCCTGAGCTAAGTATTCAAGCAAAAGGTTTATATAGTTTATTATGTACATACGCTGATAAAAATAGAGAGTGTTTTCCTTCAATAAATACACTAGCAGATCACTGCAATAAATCAGTAAGAAGTATATCATATCTTATCTCTGAACTAAAAAACAAGAAATATTTAACAAGAAATGGTAGAATAATCACATTAAAATAAAATAGTTAGCTATATACTGCTAATTATTTGCAGAACACCATCATTAATCTCTTAATTATACTTCTATAGTAGCATTTATATTCATACTTTTACAATAATTGTAAAACAAAATGATATACCAGTTACCAAATGGACGTATAATTGAATTATCTGTAGAACAGTTTCTTGAACTGAATGATACAGAGGTTAACGAGCTTAATGGTTTAAGTTCAGCATATAGTCTTGAGTGTAATAATCCTTTTTATAACTTATTTGCTAAAGGAGACAAAGAATCAAAGAAAGTACTTAAAGAACTTGTTAATGAACAAGAGTTTGAGCCAAGTCTTTTTGACATTGATCCCTTAGAAAAGTTAGAAGATGATTATTTTCATCCAGATGACATCTAAAAGTTTAACCTTTAATAATTTAAAAATGAATAACAAAGTTCAAATTATCCCTGATGATTTAGGGAACGTAATCCGTGTATCTCAAAACAATTCAGAATTTGGTCATGTAAGACTAGAACAACAAAGAATTATCTTTGGTAACACAGGATGGGTAGACAGAAAACCCGTATCAACACTATTACATGGTAAAGTAGAAAACCTTCAAGCTATGGGTCTAGCAGACCTAACTGAGATGGAAGGTAAGATTGTAATAAATGAGTCTTTAGAGCCATTTAACAAGAAAGATCCAGACCGTGACCTTAAAATTGCTGGTAAAACAGGAATTATTTGCTGTCAAGATGGACAACCTATTTATAGGAAAACAGTCTTTTTATCAGATATGAATGCAAAAGATACATTAATAGCACACAACAATGGTGATGCAATTAAAGAAGCTAATGCATTACAGTATGAAGAATCTAATCAACCAAAGTTAACTGTTACAGCAGAAGAAGCATTTGGAACTGATGATGATAACCAAATAGACTTAGAAGATTCTATCAATGAAGTACAAGCTTCAGAAGTAGATGTTGAATCAGAAGAAGTAGTAGAGCTAGAAGACTCTACATTTGAGCTATAGTAATATAGCATAGTACACTTATCAAAAGGGGCTGGTAGAAATACTAGCCCTTTTTATTTTTCACCTTTATAAACACACTTTAAAACATGCTAACTAATGAACAAAAAGAAATCCTTAGAATTGAAAGACAAATCAATGAGATTGAGAAACGTAAGTCACGTTATGAGTATTTAGGTATACTAAGTGAATATCAATTACAACCTGAAATCATGGCTCAGTGCCTTGATTACACCAAACTTAATCCCACACAACACTTTTTATTTAAGAGAGTGTTGCACGGACTTAATGTATATACTCCAGAAGAAAGGAGTAAACTTCACTGGGACAAAGCAAGAAGAATAAAAAAAGTATGGCAAAGAGGACAAAGAGAAGTTAATGCTTGGAAACAAGTTATAACTGCTAAGAAAGTTCAGCCATTATTTAGTATATTTACAGGAACACCATTTGGTCGTGCTCTTGCAGAGTTTCCTATAGATGAGACAGATCATACTATTATTAACAAGATTAGTTTTAAAGATCTTGGAATAAAATATGAAGATTTAATCTTGTTTTATATGAAGAAAGGGCTACTGCCTAGAAATTATCTTACGTTAAAATGATTAAGCAGAAAAAGAAACTATGTAACAATTGCAATACGGAACAATTTATCTGGAAAAATGATAAAGGAAGCCGTTATTGCAAAAGTTGCTGGTATAAATCAAAAGAAGTTAAAAAACCATTACAAAGGAAACCCATTAATAAAAAATCAAAAATGATGGTGGCCATGGATTCAGCTTACAGTAAACTTAGAAAAAAGTTTATGGAAGAGAACCCAATGTGTCAAGCCGCGTTACCTTGTTGTACAGGAGCATCAACTGATGTTCATCACAAACAGGGAAGAGGTAAAAATCATTTAAAAGTAAGTACATGGTTGTCTGTTTGCAGGCAATGTCACATGTATATTGAGGAACATCCGAAAGAAGCAATTGAATTAGGATTCTCTATTAAAAGAATATAAATTTGTTACTTCACATTAGGTCCTATAGCTCAATTGGATAGAGCAACAGCCTTCTAAGCTGTAGGTTCAAGGTTCAAATCCTTGTGGGATCACTGATGGCCGGATGATGAAATTGGTAGACATGAAGGACTTAAAATCCTTTGGGTAGTAATGCCCGTGTGGGTTCAAATCCCACTCCGGCTACCAGCACTCTTAGCTCAGTTGGTTAGAGCAATTCACTCATAATGAAAAGGTCACAGGTTCAAGTCCTGTAGGGTGCACCTTTATAAAACTAAAATATATGAATCACTTAAAAAAATATGATACACCTGGTCAAGGTAGATCTAAAGATCAATACAAGCATAGTCTTATTATATTCACATTAGCCTTCATTGGTATATGTGTTATGGGCTCTGTACTAATATTAACAACATTTTTATGAAGCACAGAGAAGTAGTACAAGCAGATGCACTAGCTATAGCAGTACAACATAAAAGATGTGGATTGGGTATATCAATGGGTGTAGGTAAAACTAGAATAGCTATACAACACCTTCAGAGAAACTATGATCCTTTTATAAAAGCACTGGTAGTAATACCAAAACTGTCCATAAAAGATTCTTGGATTGCAGAACTTGAGAAGATGAATCTATCAAAATTAGAATTTCATTTAACCTTTACTACGTATTTATCAATAAACAAACATGATCCTTCAGAGTACCAACTTGTATATTTAGATGAATGTCATAGTTTATTACATAATCACAAACCTTTTTTATCTAACTTTAAAGGTAAAATACTTGGGTTAACTGGTACGCCACCAGTACGTAAAGGAACAGAGAAATATGAGATGGTATCACAATATTGCCCTATACGTTATAGTTTTACAGTTGATGAAGCCACTGATAGTAATATTCTTAATGATTATCAAATAGTTGTACATGAGCTTTTATTAGCTAAAACACCTACTTATAAGAAAAAGAATAAGAAAGGTGGTCAATGGTATACATCTGAGTTTAAAGACTACATGTATGTAGAAAGTAGATTTAATGATGCAGTTACACCAAAGCAAAAACAGTTTTCTGCTATTATGAGAATGAGAGCCCTTATGGATTATACAAGCAAAGAAGCTTATGTAAAATCTATATTAGGTAATATAAAATCTAAATGCATTGTCTTTGCAAATACTCAGGCACAAGCAGATAGAGTTTCTAAACATTCTTTTCATTCATCAAATCCAAATTCAGAAGATAATTTACAGTTATTTTCTGATGGCCGTATTAATCAACTATCTTGTGTCTTACAGTTATCAGAAGGTGTTACAATACCTCAGCTAAAACAAGGTATTATTATGCATACATATGGTAATGAAACTAAAACTGCTCAACGTATTGGTCGTTTACTTAGACTTAATCCAACAGAAACAGCTACATGCCATATACTATGTTATAAGGGAACAGCTGATGAAAGATGGGTTAAGAATGCATTAAAGACGTTTGATAAAAATAAAATTAAATATTATAATCCTTTAGACTAAAAGCATGGGAAGAATGAAAGAAATATTTATGAGAGAAGTACAAGAAAAGTATGGCTCATATGAAAATTATACACAACAACTCAATGAAACAGCCGCTAAACAGTGGGTACATAAGGAGACTCCTTGTCCTAACTGTATGAATGCTACGTTGTTACAAAACCAACACCTAAACATTGTATGTGATAGTTGTGGTCAAGAGTTTATAGAAGTAGAAGGTGCACTTAGATTTAAATAACCTTTAACACCAACCTGACGTTTAATAATACATTGTCAGGTGATAGCTTGACACCTTTAACACCAAAGAGAAATGAAAGAGATAGATTTAATAACAGATTCAGGAGAAAGTGTAACTATACAGTATTCTTATGATCCAGGAGAACCGGACCAGTGGTATGATTCTAATGGAGATCCAGGAACACCAGGTTATGGACCAAGTGTTGAAGTATATCATGTATGGTATAACACTAGAGATAGAATAGGTAATCTTGTATCAGTAGATGTAATGAATCTTCTTGAAGAAGATTTTGAAGATAGAATATTAGAGACACATGAAGAATAATATAAGTATAAACGGTATAATTAAGGATGGTAAAATACACTATCCTGTAAAAGCTAATGAATCAAGAATGAATAATTTTTTAGCTAATGCACCAGAAGGTGCTAAAGTTGAAATGTTTGTTAGTATATCAGATGAAGTAAAAGGGAGTAATGCTCAGTTAGCAAGAATACACGCTATGTGTAGAGAAATTGCTAATGAAATTGGTTATACATTTAATGAAGTTAAACTCCAAGTGAAGAGACAAGCAGGTCTTTGTTTTATGAAAAATAATTCAGAGTACTGCAAGTCCTTTGCGCAATGTGATAAAGCTGAGTTAAATCTAGCAATACAAGCATGTATAGAAATAGGAGAATTTAGTAATATGAATCTAAGATGATTTACCATTAATCACAGTCATTATATCAGAAAGAGCACTTTTTGGATCTTTATTTCCATCTACAGTTTGATCTACAAATGATGATAGATATTCTTTTAAGTCTTTTTCTGTTACTTCTGTTTTAGATTCAAGCTCAAGATTTTGTTCTTTAGCTTTTTGCTTAAAAAGCATTTGTAATGCATAGAGAGTATATAACATCTTTTCTTCAACAGAAAGTGTAACATGTTCTTTACTAGGATCTTCAGATGTAATAATTGTTTTAAATTTTTCTAAGGTAGCAGGTAATTTTGCTACATCAGGAAGTATATTAGTCATCCAATATAAGAGAATATCATTAAGACCCATTATAAACCCTGTGTTTATTTCTAAGTCTTTAATATTCTTTGTGAGATCGTATACTATTCCATTTTTATAACTCATAACATTTCATTTTATAAAAGCAAATATAATAAATTATGAATAAAGTTACAATAAATCTTCCTGAAAAGGTAGATGCGTTAAAACATCAAGTACAAAACACTGGATGGGAAGAAATTCTTATTCCTTATTTAAACTCTGAGAGTTTTTATAATACACTTGGTAAACTAGTCAAGTTTGTAGATGAGGGCAAAAGGTTTACACCACCAATGAAGGACTGGTTTAAATCTTTTATAGAATGTTCTTATGAAGATACAAAAGTTGTATTTATAGGACAAGACCCTTATCCGCAACTTGGAGTTGCTGATGGTATATCTTTTAGTTGTAGTAAAACAATGAAGGAACAACCATCATTAAGACACATATTTAATTCTGTAGAGAAACAGTATCCTAACTTTGATAGAAACCCTGACTTAACAAGATGGGCTAATCAAGGCGTTTTAATGTTAAATACTGCATTGACTGTAGAAATAAATAAAATAGGTAGCCATTATTCATTATGGCATACCTTTACCACTGGTCTTCTAAATTCATTAAACTCTTATCCTAATAGACTTATAGTAGTTTTGTTAGGTAAGAAAGCTCAAGAATGGCAGAAGCTTTTACCAAATCATGATATCATACAGGTAGTCCACCCTGCAGCAGCAGCTTATAAAGGTGGAGTTTGGGATGATAAAAACCTCTTCTTAAATATCAATCAGATGTTAAAACAGAGAGGAGAAACCTTGATTAATTGGTAAAATTTTATTAACTTTGATACCCCAGAAAAATATACAAATGACTAATAAACAAACAGTTAACATACTAAAGGATGTTACTAGATTCAAAAGAAGATTCTTTGACAAGTATGGTATAGATGTGCATTTATTTTTTCAACAAGATAAAAGTAGATTGAGTTTAAATGCTATTGAAGGCTTTTGTCTTCAAACATTACATGAAATTTACCCTGAGTACAAATACATAGACAGTCTATCTGTGAGAACACGTTTTAGACCAGTCACTATGATGAGACAAATTTATTTTTATTTAGCAATAACTAAGTATGGCTATAGAAAAAGTGAGACAGCTGTCTTTATTAAAAGAAATCATGCTACTGCTATTCATTCTATAAAAGTTTGTGAAGACTACTTATATGTTGGATATCATGAATTTGAATTATGTTTAACAACAGCAAACCAAAAAATAATAACATATGTGGGAACTCTTTCAGAAGATAATACTGGAGAAGATAACACCAAATCAGATGCTAATGCTTTACAGCATGAAGGAAAAGACATCAGTTCCTTCATTGAGCTCTGATAAGGAGATACCTAATCTAATTAAACAAGGATTCCTTATAAAAGAGGACTCTATATATAAACTTACACCAGAAGCTAAGAAGCTTATAATAAAACTGGATAACTATTTCATTAAAGCTAAGAAAAAGACTAACATCCAACTTATGGGTAAAGACTATAGCAGTATGATTGAACAATACAGAACAATATTTCCAGCAGGCAAATTACCACACGGTAAACCTGCTAGACAAAATGTTAAAGCACTTGGAGAATCATTTAGATGGTTCTTTGAAACTTATGATCATAACTGGCAAGCTGTTATTAAAGCAACTAAGATGTATGTTAATGAGTACAGGAGTAATAATTATATGTATATGTCTACTAGTCAATATTTTATAGCTAAACAAGACAAACATAAAGTTAAAACTAGTGCACTAGCTGATTATTGTGATATGATAGTTGATGGTGTAGAAACTGAAATTCACACATTTAAAGAGAAAGTTGTATGACACCAGAAGAAATCAATGAAGTACTATATAAATTAAACCAAATACTAGAAGATTTTCAGATGCTAAGAGATGAAACATGGGTTCCTGACAAAGAATCATGTGAAGCAAGTATTGATAATGTAGAAAGTATTATACACATAATAGAGAAATGAGCAAACCAACAGAAGGATGGGTTGGGCAGTACGCTGCCTTTAATGATGCCCTAAAGTATATGTACAAACGTGCTAATGGTGAAGAGAAATCTATATACACACCATGGCCTAAGTTCAATGATGCTACTACTGATGGTTTAGAGTGGAATACATTAACAGTTATTGGTGGGAGACCTGGTTCAGGTAAAACATTAATTAAAGATCAAATTATAAGAGAGTCTTTTACTTTAAATCCGGATGATGATTTTAGAGTTTTAGAGTTTCAGTTTGAGATGGTGGGTAGAACCTCAGCTCTTCGTGAGTTTAGTTCTATAACTGGTAAAACATACAAAGAGTTATGTAGTGCTGGTAGTACATTAACTACAGATGTTCTTAATGCATGTCATCAATATGCAAAAGAAAGAGTAAAGTATCCTGTAGATATTGTGTCTAGACCAATGACTGTAAATCAAATGCGTGAGCAAATTGATCAGTACATG